AGTTAATAGTAGCAGAGTTACAGACTGCTTTATTCAGTCTATAAACCAAGCTATTTCCAAAGTTAAACTCTAAAGAAAAAGTATTCAAAGCCGCTTTATTTGACTTACTAGAGTCCATAACAAGAGGCAAAGAAGTTGCTTGACCTTGTGCTCCGCCTCTGCTTACTATTGCGTCGTCTGTATCACCAAACGTTGCTGTTGCAACTGCTTTTGCACCTGCAAAAGTAAGAGTAGCAGTACCGTTTGCAACTGCACCACTCGTATGAGTAGGAACAGTACTACCGTGCGTAGTACCTGCAGTAGTCACAGTATACAAGTTTGCACCATGGAAAACTTGTGCATTTAGAGCTAGTGCTGTGCTTGCAGCAAAAGCTGTACCAATTACAACCGTAGGAGCAGAAGTAAATCCTGTGCCACCCGCTGTGATATCGATATCAGTTACAGCACCTGAAGCGCTAATACTTGCAGTTGCTGTAGCACTTGAGCCACCACCACCAGTAAAAGTGATAGCAGGAGGAGTAGTATAACCACTTCCTGCAGTAGTAACAGTAATTTTATCTACTTCACCTGTTGCTTCTGCAATTCGACCTTTTGCAAGCAAAGCATTCCATAGTACTTCGTCTACCAAGTGCTGATCACCATCACCCCAAGAATACGTAGTTCCTGAGCCAGGATTTGCACTGCTAGATGCAAGATAAGGTCTTAGATATGTTGAAAAACTCCACTCGACAGGTGCGAGAGAGTCATTAAACATTTTTCGTCCTCTACGAGAGTTACCAACTGTACTTTCCATCTCTGACAGAGTTACCTCTGAAGAGTTAGTCGTCTGACTAAAAGAAAATCCTTCTAACAAAGGAATATCATATGCCGGACTTGACGAAGGAAACGTACCGTCTGCCTTGTTAGGGAAGACTCGTAGGGTCGCGTCGCGTTGAAAATATAGAGCCATAATAGGTCTCCTTTTAAACTTGAGCTGTGTTTACTATGCGTTTGCTGAAGTAAATCTAAGCTCTAATATCTTATTTCTAAGATCATTTCCCCGACTCCTAATGGAGCCAATACGCCTTCATCTGTACTTATACTTACTACTGTAGTTTGCATTATATTTTGCGTTCCTTCAGTAGCTGAATAGTTAAAGTGTCCAGCGTCATCAATAACTGTTTCAACATCTTCTAGTACTTCTTCGAGTTCCTCTATTGGGTCATCTGCGTTTACATAGATTCTGAGTGTAACAGTTAGAAATCTAAATTTTTGTCCTCCTCCATAGTACTCACGAGTTTCAGTACCCGCTGACATATGAAGAGAGGGGAATACATCTACTTCATCCCAAAATTTCATTCGAGTAGAAATAGTACCAGTTAAATCTGATTTATACCCGTCGCCACCATCAATACGCTCAAACAATTCTGCCAGAGCGTTTAAGATGCCTGATCTGCGGGTAGTTTGAGCGCGAGCCATTACATCACATCCACAATTCTATACATATCTAGAATTCGTTTTATATGATCCGGAAAACCTATATCGTCACGGATAGAGGTGGCTGTCTCGTTTTGAATAGCTGCGCCTGCTAATGATTTTCTACCTTTGTACTCTTCTTTAAGGTAATAAGTAGTTAAATCAAATAATGCCAGCTTCAAATCTGGAGGGGTTGCTGAGTAACCTGCAGTATAAACTACCTTTACTGCACCAAAGCCTTGGGGGTATGCTTTTTCAGAAATATCCCCATCAATCCTATACACTCTATCATGCTCTTCGTCTACATAGTAATCTGTATTATTCGTCAATGTAGTATAAGCACTAGAGATAGATTCTCTTTCTTGTACACTATTTACCGTGTTTAACGGAGACTCTGTAAGAAAAAGTTCAGTAGTTTGATTATCCATTATGTCAAAAACTTCTGTTCGAGCAGAAGAATAGTAGTCAACAAAACTTGTCCCACAATAAGTTTTAGCCAATTCACTTACAGGACTAACCAAGGCAGAGATTTTACCGTCATCTTTAAAGTGCTCAATGCCCTTAAAAGTTTTATAATCATCTAGTGTGTATAAATCTGCCATTAGTTGTTCCTATAAATAAATCTAAGGGGAGGCGAACCTCCCCTAGATTGATTACCCTTAAAGGATTAAGAGCTGTGGTATCGAAGTGCCCACTTAGTAGTGACGTTATCGATAATATCAGTGAAGCCAATTCGTTGGGTAGCAACCAACACTCTTCGCTGATTCGCAACTTCGTAATCGCTTTCAACCGTAACACCACGAAGACGCGGAATTACATAGTTTTTCGGATATACGGCAACAGCCATGTACTTGCTAGTCGCAGGAGTAGCAAATTCGTCAGAGACGATTACAGGTGATCCATATACCTGACCTACTTGACCAGTCAGTTTGGTGGCCAAGTTACCGACTTTATCGGCATCTGCGTACGCAGCATCATCAAGAAGCTTATAATACTGTGCTTGGTTAACAATATACACAACATCTTGAGGCTTCAGACCATACTTACCCATATTTTGTCGAGCATCCAACAAGTTAGCTGCGGTTAGAACCGTAGCGGCGAATGCTTGGCTATTGATTTGGGTAGTGTGATCAGAGTCAGCAATAGCGTCTGCAATAATTCCGTTAGGAGCTGCGCCACCGGTGCCATAAACACCGTCAGCAGAGTTGCCTACTAGAATCATATGTTCTACTGCACGTGCATGAGATCGTACAACGGCTTCACGAATAAGAGGAAGAATTGGAAGAATCGCATCTTCTTCAGTCTCATTTCCTAAGTAGGAAAGTGAGATAAGTTTCTTCGCAGAAAGCGTACGCTCGCTCATATCAATACCGCCACGATCACCAGCAGAACCAGAAGCAACATAAGAGTCGCCACGAGTAGCCAAGTTACCATGAGGAGCAGGCCCATCAGTAGTAGTAAGGCCAGTAAATTCTGCATAACCAGAATCTGGCATGATCGGTACGATTTGAGTCGCAGTATTAAGAGTTACTTCACGGAAAAGAGGAGCAAGTACGAGTTCGACTTGAATGTCTCGCTCGATACTAGTAGAAACTTCTTGCTCGATGTCTGCTGAGGAAACTGCAACGCCCGAATGAGCATTAACTTTTTCCATAACATCTTTGGCAAAATTAGTTTCGTAGCCTTTTCCGGTAGCTTTTGCTAGAATGTAAGCATCGTCCATATCGGACTTAAATGCTTCTTTCCAGTTATTGTTTTGTCTGTCACCAAATATTCGCTTTGATTCACGAATATGTTGAATCTCAGAGGACTTCTCCTTGAGCTCAGACCGAAGTTCATCGACTACTTTGCCGAGATCTTCTTGCTTTTCACTTACGCGGGTTTCCAAATCAGCCATCAGACGTTCTGCACCAGTGGTTACACCGGTTACGACTGCTTGAACCTCCGCTTTCTTCTGTTGGAGCTCTTGCTCTTCGGCTGCCTTAACTACTTCTGCTTCTTCAGCAGCTTTTTCAAGCTCTGCTTTAGCAGCTGCTTTCTCTTCAGCTTGTTTCATCTGAATCTCTGCAGCAGTTTTGCGGGCAACTTCACGAGCGAACTCTTCTATGTCAAAGTCTTTATTATCAGACATAATAGTTTCCTCGAAGACAGCATTCGCTGTTTCTTTTGGTGAGTCCTCTTCGGACTGACCTTTAACAACATGAGGATCATTTCTAAACTGGGCTGTCCAGGCCTTATAATCTTCTTCTGAGTCGAATGACTTCGCTACAGAGAAGACAGCGGCCTGGTTGGCCGGCACAGACACGACTGACACCTCGAAAAGCTCAGCGTCTTTGATCCTATAACCATCGGTTTCCTCCATATAGTCAGCATCCTTGACTCGGAAACCGACGCTAAAAGCGCCTAGGATGCCTTCTTTCACCATCTCGGCGATTTTACCCGCTGATTTGCTGATTATTCCCTCGATTTCAAGCCCTCTATCAGTAACCTTCAAACTGGTTGCTTTTCCGATAGGAGTATTGTAATCGTGGTTAAATAACAGGATAGGATTGTTTTCATAGTTCTGTAGACCGCCTTTAGTCCAAGCATCTTTATCAACTATATCTCCAGCCCTATCTGTATCATTTGTACTTGCATAGCCTCGTATTCTAATGCTACCGTCATCTGACTCTTGCGCTTTAAATACCGAGGTTAAGTTAAACATTTTATTCATAGACTTCTCCAAACTCTTTGAGGACATTGGGTGTCCTGACGGAAGTAAATCTTGGTCGTGTTTTCCACTCCTAAATCTTCCATTTCTCAGTGCATATAAAAAGCTATTTACGCGTGCCAATGCCCATTGTTCTGGACTTCTAACACTAGGTCGCACTGATTGAGGATTCGTATGATAAGCTCCTACTCCTCGATTAAATACCGAGATAAGAGTTCGAGTGCTAGTTCTTTTCGACTTAACATCTCCTACTTTCTCATTGTGCTCTTTAGCTTTCTTTGCTAGTGCTGCCCTCATTTGTGCAGAAATAGCTTTCACTTCATTTCCGGTAGCTGTTACATAATCCTCATGTGAAGCACAAGGCATATAAATTAGCTTTCCATTTTCGTCGTGAGAGTGAGTGCCTACACACCCTATCTCTTTTGCTCTTTCTTCTGCTTCTTCTTGAGTAGTAAACACATCTTCGCGTATCTGTGCTTTAGATTCTTCTCTTTCTATTTGATTACGTTTCTTTCTAGCCCAAGACTGCCCTGGATCTCCTCCCCAAAGTGCCCAAGCTATACGCCCCGCACTTGGATAACCATCCTCTCCTGGAGAGAACCCTTGTC